TTTGGAAATTGAATTATCAATTTCTTTGCTTTTGGTATAGAATTAGGCCAAGATGACCAATCTATTCCGCCTTTAGTCATATAATACGTTATCTCTGCGTTTATGACTGGATCAAATAGAAGTACATTTGATCTCAATTCGAATTTCTCTTTACGATCTGTGCCAAGAGTTCCCAGCATATTGATCTGAAAAATTCCGTAGGAACTGTCTCCAGTATTCCTGTTGCCATTGTATGCCATAGGGCGTCCATTAGACTCCGCTTTAGCAATGGCCCACGCCATTTTAAGGGCGTTTCCTTCAAATCCTACATTCTTGAGTAGAGTTACCAACTCTTTGTCTGTAAGCATTTCTGAAGGCTTATATACAGTATTGCTGAATTTTTCCAGCGTTTCTCTTTTCAGTTGTGCTTCTGTTTTAGATTCTACCTTTGCGGGTAGAGCTTCAGCTGGTGGAACATTAATAACTGGCGTACCAGAAAATAAAAACATTAAACCAACCGCTATTGCTACATAATGATGTATAACATCACTAAGTTTTTCTTTGATATTCTCCATTGGCATTTCCTCCATTAGAGATAACGGACTATAATAATAACATTGTTTTATAGCACATGTCAAGCTAGTTGACTAAAAATATCATTATGGTTAACTAATAATGTTATAATTTATTTATTGTTAAAAAACTAAAACCTCTTCCATTCTATAATTTTCTTTGGTAGAATTATCTTCTTACTAATTTTAAATTTAACCGCAAGGCGGAGAAAAGGTGCTATATGTCATTATTGGGTGAATACGCAGATATTTACGATAAAAATTTTTCAAGCTGTTCTGAATATTTTAAAGAAGAGAATATGGTTTATGTTGAAGAAAATGAATTTTTAAGTAACATAAAGAATCCATATGAAAATTTTATTGCTATATCTAGATATGCTAGATGGATACCAGAAGAAAACAGAAGAGAAACCTGGAAAGAAACCGTAGATAGATATTTCAATTTCATGTTAAAACATTTAAAAGATAAACATGATTATGTTCCAGATAAAGTTCTTCTTTCTAATCTAAAAAATGCTGTTTATTCTAGAGATGTTATGCCATCAATGAGAGCTGTAATGACTGCTGGTGCTGCTCTTGAAAGAGATAATGCTGCAGGATACAATTGTTCGTATTTACCAGTAGATAGTTTAAGATCATTTGATGAAACTATGTACATTTTAATGTGTGGTTCTGGAGTAGGATTTTCTGTAGAATATAAATATATCAATCAGCTCCCACCCGTCCCAGAAACTCTTGAAAAAATAAATGAAGTAATAATTGTTGAAGATTCAAAAACTGGTTGGGCTGATGCCTATAGAAAACTTCTAGAATATCTTTGGCAAGGTAAAATTCCTTCTATTGATGTTTCTAATCTTAGGCCAGCTGGAGCAAGACTTAAGACAATGGGTGGCAGATCATCTGGGCCACAACCATTAGTAAATTTATTTGACTTTACAATAAAAACCTTAAGGGGCGCCACAGGAAGACAACTTAAGCCAATTGAGTGTCATGATATTATGTGTAAGATTGGAGAGGTTGTTGTAGTTGGAGGAGTGCGTAGATCGGCAATGATTTCTTTATCAAATATAAATGATATAGAGATGGCACATGCTAAATCTGGAAACTGGTGGGAAAATAATTCTCAACGGGCATTGTCAAATAATTCAGTAGCGTATTCAAGAAAACCTCCTATGGAACAATTTATTGCTGAATGGAAAAATCTATATGATTCTAAGTCTGGTGAGCGTGGCATATATAATGTTGCAGCTGCACAGAGGCAAGCAGAAAAATATGGAAGAAGTCCAGAGATTCATTATGGAACGAATCCATGTTCAGAAATAATTCTTAGACCTTATCAATTTTGTAATTTATCAGAAGTGGTGATAAGAGAAAATGATACCGAGAAAGAGATTGCTAAAAAGGTAGATCTCGCTACTATTTTAGGGACATGGCAATCAACCCTTACAGACTTCCAGTATCTAAGAGATATTTGGAAACAGAATACAGAGGAAGAAAGATTGCTTGGAGTATCACTAACTGGACAATTTGGGAATGCAATTTTCTCTGGAAAAGCTAGACAATTAGGAGATTCTTTTACCGAGTCACAGGATGGACTAGATTTTGAAATATTAAAAAAAGATAATTATTCCAGACTAGAGCACTTACTACAAAGATTAAGATCTAGAGCTAGATTTGTAAATATTACTGAAGCTAAAAATATAGGAATAAATCCTTCAGCATCAATAACATGTGTTAAACCTTCTGGAACGGTTTCTCAGCTAACAGGAGTTTCATCTGGAATGCATCCATGGCATTCTGAATATTATGTAAGAACTGTTAGAGGGGATAAAAAAGATCCTTTATCAAATTTCTTAAAAGATATAGGCATTCCTTGTGAAGATGATTTTATGAATCCAAATAACACTTATGTATTTTCTTTTCCAGTAAAGGCTCCAGAAAAAGCTACATTTAGAAAAGATTTGACGGCCATAGAGCACCTTGAATTGTGGCTTCTTTATCAACGTGCTTGGTGTGAGCATAAGCCATCAATTACCGTTTCTGTGCATGAGGACGAATGGATGGCAGTCGGAGCATGGGTTTGGGAACATTTCGATGAGGTTTCTGGAATATCGTTTTTACCATATTCAGACCATTCTTATAAACAAGCTCCATATCAAGAGATATCAGAAATAGAGTATCTTGAATTGCTTTCTAAAATGCCGTCAAGCATTAGATGGGAAGATTTATCTTTTTATGAGACAGAGGATGGAACTAACGGAACACAAACACTAGCATGTACTTCAGACGGTAATTGTGAAATTGTAGATATTTCTGCTTAGTGGTACAATTAATATTGGGTTAAAACCCAAATTCCTGGGCACCATGCCCAGAAACAGGAGGTCTTTAATGAAAGAAGATCTTAATAATGATGGAAAGGTAACAATGCAAGAGAAAATTTTAGCAGCGTTAGCAAGCTATGGGCGCCATTTCCTAGGTGCCGCCATTGCCTTGTATATGACTGGAAATACAGACCCAGGAGATTTACTTAAGGGTGGTATTGCCGCAACATTGCCAGTTATTTTAAAGGCATTAAATCCAAATGAGAGTTCCTTTGGATTTACAAAAAAGGTATAATTTAGTAGTTGATTAGGATTACTCCTATGCTAAAATTAAGCATGGGAGTTTTCCTTTTTAGGGGTATAAATGGCTGCACAAAAAAATTTTGAAGTTGATCAAAACTCAACTTTTACTTTTGAGGTTCTGTATCTAGATGAAGATGAGAATCCGATACAGCTTAATAATCACACTGCTAAAATGCAAGTAAGAGATACTCAGGGTGGCAAAAAATTAGCTTTTACTCTTACAGAAAATGATGGCATAGTAATAAGCCCAACAGAAGGAAAATTATCTATAGCTATATCAGCTGACAGGACAAGTAAAATGTTTTATCCAAAATCAGCATATGATTTAGTTTTAATAGATCCAAGTGTTAATAAAACAAGACTTTTAGAAGGGTATATGACTCTCAATAGAGCGGTCACAATTTAATGGGAACAAAATTAATTGTTAATGAGAATAACCCCCTAGTTGTAGTTAGGGCTGCTGGAGCACCTGGAAGAACAATTATAAGTGGAGAGGGAAACCCTTCGGACAACTTAGGAGTTCCAGGAGATTTCTATTTTGATAAACTGACAACTAGATTCTGGGGCCCAAAAGACTCTGACACAAATACTTGGAGCATAAACAATAGCTTTATACTAGATAAACAAATATCTTTAACCCATTCTTGGGAGTTAGCGCAAGTTACTGGACCAATATCAGGAGTTTATTCAGTAGAAATAAACCATAATTTGGGGTTCCACCCAAATGTTACAGTAAAGTCAAGCGGTGGCGACATATTAGAAACGGGAATAGACTATAATAGTCTTAATACAATTACATTGAAAATGGCACAGCCTTTTTCAGGGACAGCGCATCTGTCTTAAAGGGAGTGAATAATGGCAAGAAAATTTTTGGTTAGCATTGACCTAAATAAGAATGAATTACTCAATGCCAGAATCCAGAACTTAGGATCTGCACCAAGCAGTCCAGTTACTGGTCAAATCTATTATGATTCAAATGACAATTTACTATATTTTTGGAATGGAACTGAATGGTTAACAGCGTCTGGTGATTTTGGTGCTGGCAACTATACATCTAGATTAAAATTTGGAGAATCTGTTGATCATGGTACGTCAGCTTACGTAGCAAGAGCAGATCACAAACATGATGTTGCCGATATTATTGGAACATCAAATCAAATAACGGTAACTAAGGCTGTAAATGGAAATGCGACACTCTCTATTCCATCCACTTTAGATGTTACAGATGTTAATGCAGCAACATTAGATGCATCTGGAAACGTTACCGTAGGCGGAAATCTTACAGTAACTGGGCAAACAACACTCAACGATCCACTTCAAGTTAACGACTCCCTAAACGTAACTGGTTCAGTAGATCTTGATTCAACTTTAAACGTTGATGGTTCTTCTACGTTACAGGACACTTTAACTGTAAATGGAAACACAACATTAAATAATCCAGTACAAATTAATAGCACCTTAGATGCGACTGGTGCAGTTACATTTGACAGCACACTTAACGTAACTGGCGCAACAACTTTAGATGGCGCAGTTGATATAAACAATACATTAAATGTTGATTCTACTTCTACATTTAATGATGATGTTCAGGTAAATGCTGATTTAAATGTAACAGGAATGATTACTGGTAATATTACTGGTGAAGTTACTGGAAATGCAGCAAGTGCAACAAAACTAAAAACAGCAAGAACAATATCTCTGTCTGGAGATGTTGTTGGTTCAGTATCATTTGATGGTACACAGAATGTTGATATAGCGGCAACTATTCAGCCAAATTCTGTAGCTCTTGGTACAGATACCACTGGCAATTACGTTGCTACAATTACTGGAACCGCTGGAGAAATTACAGTATCTGGTTCTGGCTCAGAAAATTCTGCAGTAACAATTGGATTACCAGATGATGTTAATGTCACTGGCAACTTAACAATTGGTGGAAATCTTGATGTTCAAGGATCAATCAATTCTATAAGTACAACTGAAGTTAATATTGTAGACAACAAAGTTGTTTTAAATACAAATGTAACTGGCGCTCCTTCATCTAATGCTGGCGTTAAAGTAAATCGTGGAACATCTGCAGACGTAGAAATTTTGTGGAACGAAACAGATGATCAGTGGACATTAACAAATGATGGCACAAATTACCACGAAATAACTAGAAAATACAAAGCTACACTTAGCACATCAGCCACAACATATACAGTAACTCATAATTTAGGTACAAAGGATGTAGTTGTGCAAATTTACGAAGTTGCTTCTCCATATGCACAAATAGAAGCAGATGTTGAGCATACATCAACATCGGCGGTAACTATTAAGTTTGCTGTAGCACCTTCAGCTGGAGAGTATAGAGTAGTAGTAATAGGATAGGAGTTTAATAGTGGCTCGTAAATTTAAATCATTATTAAACCTGCTAACATTAAACGAAGACCCTACATCTGGTGATGCTGGAGATGTTTATTTTAATGTAATAAGCAAAAATATAAAAATTTATAACGGGCTATCTTGGGTAGATTTAACTCCTGGATCTACAGATCCAACTCCTTTTTATATGCATACTCATACATATGATGGAGATGTTCATACAATAGACATTCAAAATACAATAAACTTTACTGACGATATTAATGAGAATGAATCAGTTAATGAAACAATTCCTGCTATAATAGGACTTGATGGCGGTACTCCAAATTCAACATATGATAATGTTTCAGTATCTAATGTTACATTATTAGACGGAGGCGAAGTTGGCAACTAATTTCCCAGCAAGCTTAGATAATTTAAGTAATCCAAACGGCACAGATAGCATGGCAGGCCATGCAGCATTACATGGTAATGTAAATGATGCAATTGAAGCAATTCAAGCAAAACTTGGCGTTGATGGATCAGCAAATTCTTCTTCTATTGATTATAAAGTAACTCAACTAGAATCACAATTATTTGACTTAGATAATCAATCAGACGCAACACTAGAATTACTTGGACTAGAAGGTAATAATGACCTTACTATTACAGGTATAGAAAATAAGACTGCCGTAGATACATGGGCGGCATCAGTATATAGAACAATTAAATATAATCTTCAAATATCAAGAGGGTCTGAATATCATACATCAGACTTTCTATTGTTAAATGATGGCACTGATATTAACGTATCAGAAAGCAACATTATCTCAAATACCTCAAATAATCTTGCCTCCGTCACTTTTGAAATAAATGCAGGTATAATTAGTTTATGCGTAACTCCTACAACTTCTGCTGTTACAGCAAGATTTGTAAGAACTGCGCTTAAAGCTTAAATAGGGGGTTGTCAGAGTGGCAACAGTTAACAAAAACTTTAGAATTAAAAATGGCCTTGTAGTTGAAGG